TCTGAAAAATACACTCATTATGCTTTAGATACATTCTTTAGAAACAGTATTTTCGGAAAACAAGATAAGTTTTTCTTAATTGATAATGACAAAACATTTTCAAAGCATTATGATAATGTTACAGTGATTTCAAATGCCTCATCAAAATCATTTGCCGAGAATATGAACTTTATTCTCAAGCAAGCAATTATGGATGGTGCTGATTTTGTTGGACTGAATAATGATATTATCTTTACAAAAAACTGGAATCAAAATTTAGGAGATTTAAATTCAGTTTCTATTCCTTTATGTAATCAACACTTACAGGGTGATTGGATAAAGGGTGAAATGGAACTTGAAGAAGTTGTAGGTAAAGAAGAACAACTAAATGAACTTGCTTATTATATTACAACAAATCAACAAGATATTCCTCCAAATTTGATCAAAGCATTTTATTGCTTTTATGTTCCTTATGAAGTTAGTTCAAAGGTTGGATTATTGGACGAAGAGTTTGGAAAAGGTGGTGGTGAAGATATTGATTATGGTCTAAGAGCAGAACAACTTGGGATTGAAACGAAGTTCAATCCTAAGTCGTTTCTTTTACACTTCTCTCATAGAACATTAGATCACGAAACTACAGAAGAAAAGGATAGAAGAACTGAACAGTTATATCTACATTTTTGTAAGAAGTGGGGTAAAGAAGTTGCAAATCAAAGATTGTCTCTTGCAGTTACTCAACGATATTGCTGATAAATAGAAACAACACTATTAATAGATTTGGATAAGTATGTCTAACAATTATGAATCAATTGCACTTGCAACTTCAAAAGAAGTTTTAGGTGATGATAATGAGTTTATGCTGAAGGTTCTTCAAGAGGCAACTCGTTGGGAAGAAAGTGAAACAGAACTTGCACAAGGTCGTTCAGATTTTCAGATTGAAAAGTTTATCATTCACGACAACTTTACAATTCCATCAGCATTTAAAGCAGCACTCATTAATCGTAGAAGTGTAGCAGAAGGTCTTCTACAGCAAGTGATTGATGCAAAAAGAGCAGCAAGAGAATTTCATTATAAGTGGGACGGAAAGGATAAGACTCAACCAATCTGGTGGAAAACAAGACAAGGTGGTGAAGAATTATCTTGGTATGATATTGATGAGTTTCATTTTCATCGTATGCTTGAAGGTTTGAATCGTGGATTCAAAGCTTGTGTAGAAGAACTTGAGTGCTTTGATAAACTCATTAATCGTTTGATTGAACTAAATGGTGGTAAGTTAATTTCAAGAGAACAATATAACGAAGACCAACCAAACTACTGGGAACGCAGACTTGCAAATCAATCTCTGGATGATTTACTTGCTGCAAGAACTGGTGTGAATGCTGGTAATATTCGTTCTATGCGTCGTGCAAGTGCTCCTACAGTTCTTCCTGATGATGTAAATCGTACTAAGGGAACTTTCGGTGATCCAAATAATCCTATGGATTTCTTGAATAGTCTTCAGCAGGCAGTTGCTTCTGGTATTGAAGAGATTACAGGTATGGATCAGCAATTTATTCGTGCTGTTGAAGAAGTAGAACAAAAGCAAATTCCTCAGTCGTTATTTAATCCAGACCTTAAGATAGAGTAGAAACCAAATGCCTTTTGTAGGAGATGTTTTTGGATTAAATTCTGTTTATGACAGACAGTCTTTAAACGTAGAGCAAAGAAATTTATCAAATTGGCCCGAATATCCTACTTATGGGTATTTTGTTGGTGGCACTACGGTCAATGCTCCTACTCAGTCAAGTACGATTACGAGATTAGATCTTGCAACCAATACAACAGGTGAACCGGGAAAAAATCTTCCAGTAGCAAGAGTTCAAATAGCAGCAGTCTCAAACAATTTTTATGGTTATTTTGGTGGTGGATATTTAAATACTTTAGTGAGAATTGATTTTTCAAATGAAACATTAAGTCTTCCTGGAAAGAATTTTACTGCTGTCTCAAGAGCATCTCAAGCAGCAGTGTCAAATAGTCTTTATGGATTTTTTGGTGGAGGATATGCTCCCGGTCTAGCATCTATTATATCAAGACTTGAATTCTCCAGTGAGACGGTAAGTAACCCAGGCACTAATTTTTCCCCAAGTAGAGCAAGGTTTGCGGGAGCATCAAGTAATCTTTATGGATATTTTGGTGGTGGATATACTCCAACTCTTGTAAGTACAATCACAAGACTTGATTTTTCCAACGGAACTTTAAATCTTCCCACAAGAAATTTGCCTACTGGAGTTGGTGACCATTCTGCAGTATCAAATATATCTTATGGATATTTTGGTGGTGGAACTGGTGTTTGTACAATATCAAGACTTGATTTTTCAAATGAAACTGTAAGTGCTCCTGGAAAAAATTTACCATCGGTAAGAAGGGGACCACTTGCATTTTCAAGTTCTCCGGCAACCAGTTCTTTAAATGGTGCTTATGGTTATTTTGGTGGTGGTGGTGTACCTACCGGTAGTGGAATCACCAATGTGATAGATAGACTTGATTACACAAATGAGACTATATCTACCTTAACCGCAACGTTGTTAAATCAAAGTAGATCAGGTTCTGCAGTTGCAAATAGTGGGTCATCTTTTAGAACAAGTTCTAAGACTTATGGGTATTTTGTCGGTGGATATTCACCTACTTTTTCTGGAAATACTTGTACTATTGATAGATTGGATTTCTCAAATGAATCTATATCAGCATTGTCAAATACATTAACTATTGCAAAAAATAGACTTGCATCATTTTCCAATAATTATTATGGTTATTTTGGTGGACAATATTCTACAAATATTGATCGTTTAGATTTTTCTAATGGAACTACGGCACCCAGTGGAAAAAATTTACCTCAAGCAAGAATTAACCTTGGTGGATCGGAATTAGGAGGTTTATCCAATTCAAATTATGGTTATTTTGGTGGTGGTTATGGTACTTGCAAAATTGACCGTTTAGATTTTTCCAGCGAAACTATATCAGAACCAACAACAACTATGTTAAACGTTTGTTCAAGTTTTGGTGTAGTTTCCAATTCAATATATGGGTATTTTGGTGGTGGATATTCAAATTCTGTTGTAACTTGTTCTTTTAAAAGACTTGATTTTTCTACAGAAATTGTTTCCTTCACACCAACAGCAAATTTTCCATTATCAAAACAAAAAATGGGAGCAACATCAAATAGTAATTATGGATATTTTGGTGGAGGCGTAACTGCAACAAATAATATATCTAATATGAGCCGACTTGATTTTTCAAATGAAACTGTGGGTGATCCAGGTTCAAAATTAGGAAGTAATCGATATTGGTTAGCAGCAGTTTCAAGTATTTCTTATGGTTATTTTGGTGGTGGATATCGTGCTCTTCCTCCACTTGTAATTGGATATTTTTCTACTGTTATGAGACTTGATTTTTCAAGTGATACTACTTCTACTCCAACATTGACAGCAAGGTTGACTGCTGCTAAATCTGAATTAACAGCAGTTTCAAACTCAAACTAAATAAAAATATCTACAGTATTCTACTATGAATGATATTCTTGCGAATGTTTTGATTCAACCTAAAGTCGTTACACCAGAAGGGTTGAAGTTTTTAACGGATCATATGAGAAAATCTCATAAAGAACAAATGTCCGTTTTTGATGCTGAAAATAGTGATAAGACCAGAGAAAGACAATCAAAAATTGATTTATCGGCAAGAAATGTAAAGTGTGCTGATTTACTTCCAGTTTTTCCACAAGTCAAAGAGTTACTTGATAATGTGGTAAAAAATGTAATCAATCCTTTTTATGGATTTGAAATCCGAGATAGTGAAGAACCACAACTACTCTGTTATGAACCAGGAGGACACTATAAACCTCACAATGATGCTGAAGGTTTATGGACGAATCCAGATGGAACACAGATTTGGAAGAAGACAATAGACCGTGATGTATCTACTGTTCTTTTTCTAAATGATGACTTTGAAGGTGGATATTTTTCTTTTCCAGATTTAAGAATTAAAATTAAACCAGAACCAGGTCTTCTTGTCTGTTTTCCTTCATCTAGATGGTTTACACATATGGTAGAACCTGTGATTTCTGGAAATCGTTATACTCTTGTGACGTGGATGAGAGTCAAAGGATTTAAAACAAAGGATGAAATAGATAAAGAGATTGCCGATAAATATAACATAGAGGTTTATTAAAGATGTCTCAACTTCTTAAGCACTATTGGATTAATCGTGATACTGGTGGATGGGCAACCGACACACCTTATGGATTAATGATGCCGAATATTAAGGGGTTGGAAGTTAAGTATAATTTATTTACTGAAGATAATATTCAATATTGTTTATCCACTATTCCTGAGTATTTTGAATATGAGGTTACAGTTTCTCAAGAGCAATTAACTGAATATCAAAACAATTCAAATATCACAGTAGTTAGTTTCACAGAAAAACAAGTTGAAATTCCTAATCGTCCTGGTTTAGAATCAACTGAAGAAACAAGAACAGAAACTGTTTATGATGTTGTCTACCAAGAATCATACATTATTCAAGAAACTGAAGGTGAAGGTCTTAAAATTATCACTCAACAAGAATGGGATACTGAAATTGAAGAATTTGATAATCGTCAGCAAGAAAAAAGATATGACATTTTAAGAGAAATTCGTGATAAAATACTTGAAATTACTGATTGGATGGCAATTAAATCCTTAGAGCAAGAATCTCTTTCAGTGGAATTTAAAATCTGGAGACAAACTTTAAGAGATTTGCCAAACTCAAGCACATTCCCAACAGGGTTTCCAACTCTTCCAACTGAACTTCAAAATCATACAGAAATTCAAGAACTTTATAATAGGTTTAATGAAGTTAGAAGTATTCAAATGATTCAAGATCCATTAAGTAATTCATAACACTTTTGATTTTTATCATACGCATACTCAGCACAAGGACCATTTTTTCGCACAAAGTGTAAGAATAACTGCATAAACCTATCGTTCTCGTGAGTTCTCATAGGACTTCTCCAATGAGGAACGGTCATTCCAAGATAGGCAAGACCACAACCAACAGGAGTTACAACTGATTGTTTGTTGCCTTCTAAATCTTTAAGTTTAATTGGCCAAGCAGCATCCCCACAGATATTCATTGTGACTGATATTTCACAAGAAGGACGATCTGTATGACAATTCATCCATCCTTTATTGTGATAGGTTGTAGAAAACCAATATGATGGTATAAGTTCTTCACCAACTAAGTGTTCTAATGTTGGTTGAATTCTTTTCATCACAAAGGCACAGGCAGGTGGAGCATAACAAGTTAATACATTTCCTCGTTCTGGGTCAAAGTGAGTTTTTAACCCACCTAAATCATTTATAGCACCAAGTAAATTTTGATATTTAATCTGTATTGCTTCTTCTTTTGTAATTATATCTGGTATATAATACCAACCCTTTCTTAAAAATTCACTCATTTTATCTATGTTAAATAGTCATATATTTCATATTTATTTTGATAGTTTATGAATAATTTTGTTAAACTCGCACTAGAAAATGGTGGAATAATAAAACCTTTAATATTTGATTCAAAGGATTTTACTGGTCCTTCTTTAAATAATCCTTCTATTTTAATTTTAAATGAAAAAATAATAGTTAATATTAGAAATGTTAATTATACTTTATATCATTCGGAATTGGATAGGTTTGAGCATATCTGGGGTCCCTTAACATATGTTCACCCTGAAGATGATATGCATCTTAGAACTTGGAATTATATTGCACAACTAGATGATGATTTAAATGTAGAATACTATTCAAAAATAGATACTTCCAAATTTCCAGATCAAGAACTTTGGGAATTTGTTGGTCTTGAAGATGGTCGTTTGGTAAATTGGGAAGATAAAATTTACTTATGTGGTGTCAGAAGAGACACAACACCTAATGGTGTTGGGAGAATGGAAATGTGCGAACTTGAATTTGATGATGAATCTGTAAGGGAGGTATCAAGATACCGAATTCCAGGACCACCACCAGACGATGAATATTGTATGAAAAATTGCACTCCAATAGAAGGAAAACCATTTCATTTAATTAAGTGGACGAATCCAACTTGTATTATGAAATTTGACCCAAATGGAGGTGAAACAATAGTCCAAGAAACTACTTCTTATGTTCCTGGATATAATGATATGAGAGGTGGTTCTCAAGTTATTAAATACAAAGATGGATATTTAACGATAATTCACGAAACTGATTTATATGATTCGGTTCAAGGTAGGAAGAACGGAACATATAGGCATAGATTTGTATATTGGAATCATGATTTTACAGAACAAAAATTTTCTAAATTATTTTCTTTCTTAAACATGAAAATAGAATTTTGTTGTGGTTTGACAAAATATAAAAATGATTACCTAATTACATTTGGTGCATCAGATAATGCTGCATATATTTTAAAAATTTCTGAGTCTTTTCTGGAGGATTTTATCAATGAATGAACTAATTGATTTTTGTTTGGATACAGAAAATCCTGAAAAAAATTATAAACTAGCTCAGTGGTATGAGAAGCAAAATCATACCGCATCAGCACACGTTTATTATTTTAGAGCAGCAGAAAGGACAGAGAATAAAAATTTTGCATATACTTCACTTCTTCGTTCTTCCGTTTGCTATAAAAGTCAAGGAAAACGAGATGCAACTGAAAAATTATTAATTCATGCTGCTTTATCTTTTCTGACAGAAAGACCAGAGGCATACTATTTTCTTTCTTTGTTTTATGAAAGAAAAGAAGAATGGGACCAATGTTATTTGTATGCAGACTTTGGATTGAAATGTTATGAAAATGAGGTTGAATCAATAGATTTGCCAGAATATCAAGGAAAGTACGCACTTATTTACCAAAAAGCACTTGCCTCCTGGTGGTGGGGAAGAGGTGAAGAAAGTAAAAAACTTTTTCAGTTACTTAAAGATGAATATTGGAATGTGATGAACAGTGATTATAAAAATCTTATTAATGAAAAGATGAATGCTTTTTTTGGAATTTCTGATAATGTGGAAAAAGAATATACTAAAAAAACAATAAATCTTAATAATTCAATTTTGGAGATATACGAAATGAAGGAGAAAAAAAGTGAATTTGATTGGGGATTATTATCTGATGAAGATAAAAATATTATTAGAAAAGAAATATTTGAAGAAAATATTTATGAAAAGTATTTTTCAGTAAAAGAAAATGATATTGTAATGGATATAGGGGCAAATGTTGGCGCATTTTCCTATTCAATTTTAGATAAAAAACCAAAGCATATTTATTGTGTAGAACCTTCTACTAATTTAATTAATATCATTAAAAATAATTTAAAGGGATTTCCTGTAACAATCATTGATAGTGCAGTTTCAAACGAAAATTCTAATTCTAAAGAACTTTCAGAAACTGATTGGATTCATTGCCATGAAGGAAATTATAAATCAAAAACTTTTAAAAAAATTCTTCAAGAAAATAATATTGATCACATAGATTTTTTGAAAATTGATTGTGAAGGAGGAGAATATGATGTATTTACAGAAGAAAACAAAGATTTCATTTTAAGTAAAGTTAAATATATTTCTGGTGAATGGCATTTTGTTGCAAATGATAATTCTATGAGGAAGTTTAAAACTTTTACGGAACTTTATTTAAAGAACCATAATAACTATAAAGTATTTGAATTAAGTGGAAAAGAAATCACTGACATGATATTTAATGATGACTATCTTATACCATTTGAAAAATGGTATAAAGAAAACGGACATGCACAACTTATGATTTATATTGAAAATAAAGATTTAAAGGTCAGCAATAATGAAGAAGTCGTGGAACCAAATACAATAAGAAAAAAAATAGGTTTTGATGTTGGAGCATGTGTTGGTGAAACAATCTCTAAATTTGATGGGTTTGATAAAATCTATGCATTTGAACCAGCTCCTCATGTATTTAATATTCTTGTTGAAAAACATAAAAATGATCCAAGAATTGAATTTTATGAGATGGCAATATCTGATGAAGATGGGGTAAAATCTCTAAAGTATCATTACAATTATGGTTATTCTTCATTTTTAGAAATTGATAAAGAAGGAGAATTTGCAAAAAAATGTCAAGAGTTTGATCCAGGTTTTGATAATATCGTATCAATAATTGATGTCCAAACGAAAAGGATTGATACTTTTATGCAAGAAAATTGCATTGAACATATAGATTTTCTCAAAATAGATACACAAGGAAATGATTTAAATGTAATTAAATCTCTTGGTAAAATGATTGATAAAGTTGATACTATAGAGTTGGAAGTTCAGATTAAACCTTTGTATAAAAATTCAAGTTCTAAAGAAGAAATTGTAGATTTTATGCAAAAGAATAATTTTAATCTCATATCAGAAGAAGCAAATAATTTTTTACTAAAAGATTATGAAGAACGACTAACTTTTAAACAAAAAAAAGATAAATCTTTTTTTTCTATTAATGAATATAAAAAATCAACTTCTTGGATTGTAGATAATTTTTATAATAACCCTGATGAGATTCGTAAATTTGCTTTGGAACAAGAATTTGGAGATGAAAGTGTAATTACTGGATTTGTTGGAAGAAGAACATTTAATCAATTTTTATTTCCCGGATTAAAAGAAGCATTTGAATCTGTGATGGGTAAAAAAATCACAAAGTGGGAAGAACACGGAATGAATGGAAGATTCCAAATCTGTTGGTCTGGGGAAAGATTAGTCTATCACTGTGATAGTCAAAGATGGGGAGGTATGATTTATCTCACACCCAATGCTCCATTTCAATGTGGAACTACATTATATGCTGATAAGAAAAATAGAGCAAGAACTTATTATGACCAAGGATGGGATGAATATTGGGCTAATACCCCAGGAGATTGTCATTTAGACAGAACACCATTTGAACCTGTAGATGTATTTGGAAATGTATATAATCGTCTTGTAATTTTTGATGCAAGTTGTATTCATTCTGCTTCAGAATACTTTGGAACTAATAAGGAAAATGCAAGACTATGGCAAATGTTCTTCTTTGATACGGAGGATTGATAATGAACGAAAAATTAATAAATTTTCCCCCAGTTTATTATATTTCTTTAAGTGATTCTACCGACAGACAACAATCATTTGAAAATCAATTTATTTTAAATGGAATTGAAAATGTAAAAATGATTGAAGCATATGATGGTAGGAAAGAAGATTATAGGAATAAACCCGATATTGTTGATGGTCTTCATTTTGAGTCTATGGATTCTGGTGCAATTGCTGCTACAATTTCCCATTTAAAAGCAATATCAGAGTGGTATTATAATTCAGATTCTGATTATGCAATCTTTTTTGAAGATGATATGGCAATAGAATCTATAAATTATTGGAATTTCAATTGGCAAGAATTTGCTAAAGAATTACCAAAAGATTGGAATGTAATTCAATTATCATTAATTAAATCAGAGATTCAAGAAAGTGATATGAAATTGAATCATAGAAATTGGGATATAAATTGGTCTGCAGGAAGTTATTTAATTAAAAAAACTTATGCTAAAAAATTAATAGATTTATATTTTAATAATGAAAAATATTTTTTAAAAGTTGAATATAATGAGGAAACAATTCCTTATATAGAAACTATTTTGTTTTCTCCTGCAGTTAAAAATGCATATACAATTCCCTTATTTTATGAAAATATAAATTTTGCTTCAACTTTTTACCCACATTTTATTCAATCAACTCATAAAGGAACTCAAATTGACTCTTCAAATTATGTTCGTTATTGGTGGAAAATAAAAGGGAAAGAATTAACTTTAAATCATTTAAAGTTATAATTTATCTTCAAACCTAACAGAGTGATTTTAGTTAGATTTTTATGTCTTGTCAACACTTGACACTCAAAAGTTGTTGATGTATGATGAAAAGGTCTTCGCAACTTCGTAGCTTTGAGTTGCAAGACCCGTCCTGTGGTGGGGACGGATTTCAAGGTGGAACAACGGGGGTCTCTGACCCCTTTTTTTCTGCTATGATGAACGGAGTTCAAAAGAAACCAGATGTCCGTTAACCTAGAAGTCAAGGGTTCTCTTGCCAAATGTCTGGCAACTGAGAATCTTATCATTGAGCACAAAAAAGTTCCAACTGCGATGTTCGACGTAGACCGTCGTGTACTGACTCTCCCTACTTGGGATAAAGCATCTGCAACTGTGTATGACCTTTTGGTTGGTCACGAAGTTGGACACGCACTTTTTACCGATAATATTGACTGGACAAAAGACTATCCAGAAGTGCCCAAAGACTTCGTAAATGTTCTGGAAGATGTTCGTGTAGAACGTCTGATGAAGAAGAAGTATCCTGGTCTTTCTCGCACCTTTTACAATGGTTATAATGAACTCAATAGTGATGACTTCTTCTCAACAAAAGATGAAAAACTGGATGATTTGAGTTTTATTGACCGAATTAATCTCTACTTCAAGATTGGTGCATTTCATAATATTGCTTTCAATGATGAAGAGAATGAATTTCTGACTCGTGCCTCATTGACAGAAACTTTTGATGAAGTGCTGCAACTTTCCCGTGATATTGTTGAGTTTGTAAAATACAAACGTCAAAAAGTAAACTCCATGCCTACTCCTGGTGGTAGTGAAGAAATGTCTGGTCCTGGTGGGGAAGAAGTAGAAACTCCTCAACAAACTTCTTCATCTGAAGATGGTGATAATTCTAATGGAAAGAACAAAACTGAACTGGAGCAAGACTCACAGGGGCAATCTCAATCTGAAGGTGAATCTTTCGGTGATGAAATGTCCAAGTCTATTGAAGCACCAGAGGGTGGTGGATTTGGGCAAGACCCAAGTGATAAGCACGGAAAAACTCTTGAAGATGAATTGAAGTCTAAAACTTCTCGTTCTTTTGACGAAAAGTCTCAGGACCTTGTGGATAGGTATGCTCAAGAAACTCATTATGTGGAACTTCCCAAAATGAATCTTGAGACAATGATTATTCCCAATAATTATATTCATTATAAAGCAAAAGAGCATTACGCAAGTGTTGGTTCTTGGGTTCGTGATGCTTATGACCTTGCTTGTAAGGAATATAATACCTACAAGAAATCAGCAGAAAAAGAAGTTTCTTATCTGGTAAAGGAGTTTGAGTGCAAGAAGTCTGCCGATCAGTATGCTCGTTCTAGTGTTGCTAGAACTGGTGTTCTTGATACGCAGAAACTTCATACTTACAAGTTTAACGAAGACCTGTTTAAGAAAGTTTCTGTAGTCCCTGATGGTAAGAATCACGGTCTTATCTTCATTCTTGACTGGTCTGGTTCAATGGGTGAATTCATTCTGGATGCATACAAGCAACTTCTAAATCTCATTTGGTTCTGCCGTAAGGTGAATATTCCTTTTGAGGTTTATGCTTTTACTTTGGATTGTCATTCTTATGCAGAACTTCAACCAAATCATCCTCCTGTCTATGAAAGGGTTGCAAATGTTCTATCACCTGAGAATTCTTTCCGTTTGATGAACTTCTTCACCAGCAAAACAAATACTCGTGTTCTTGAAGAACAACTGAAAAATATTTGGGTTGCTTGTTACTTCTTTCAAAAGAAAATGGGTTCTGTTCCTCGTCATCTTGACCTTTCTGGTTCTCCTATTGGTGAATCTCTGATGGCACTACACTCTTTGATTCCTGATTTCCAGGCAAAGAATAAACTACAAAAGGTCAATGTCATCTTTCTGACTGATGGTGAGGGGTATCAGAATTCTGTGACAACTGAAAGAAAACTTGGAGATGGTACAACCAGAATTGGTCATACCAAACACTCTCGGACTTCAATTCGTGACCGTAAGACTGGTAGAATCTATCAACCTTTGAATTACGATAACTTCCCTTTGTATGCTAAAGTTCTTCTTCAAACAGTCAAAGATAAATTCCCTATGGTGAATGTGATTAACTTCCGTATTACTCCCAGTCGTGATTTTTCAAACTGTTATCGTTGGTATGGTGGGGGTCAGTCTTCAGAATACGAAAAAGTCAAAACTGAATATCGTAAGGAAGGTTGTGTTCAATTTCAAAACACTGGGTTTGACCAATTCAATGTGATTGCTTCTACTTCTTTGTCTCAAGATGAAGAGTTCTCTGTTCCTGAAGATGCTTCCAAAGCACAAATCAAAACAGCATTTGTGAAGATGTTGGGCAAGAAAAAGACTAACAAAAAACTCTTGAGTTCTTTTATTGGTCTTGTTGCCTGACCACTTGGGGGACTGTCCATTGGGCACCCCCCTATACCTTTTTTCGTGCTATACTTACAAAGTAATCAACCAAACCGATGCCTACAAAATCTAACATTATGACTGACCAAGCAATCTCCATTCTGAAAGAAAAGTTTGGCACCGAGTTTGGTGTCGATGCTGTAAAAGAAGTGGCAGCAGAACTGGGTACTTCGTATGCGACTCTCTCTAAGTATCTGAATCAATATAAAACTGGTCGTGGTAAATGGAATCTGGAGGCAACCGTGCAAGAACTTGAAGAAACTTACAACTCACCTGCTGCAGAAGGTTCCGATACGGTTCCTGGTGTGGCAACTATGAATTCTGTCGTTCAAAATCTTATTCCTAAAAAAGATGATACCTTCGTCAGCTTTGGTAACTTCTCTGATGTTAAGAAAGTTATTCAGTCTGGTCTATTCTATCCTGCTTTCATCACTGGGCTTTCTGGTAATGGTAAAACTTTTGGTGTTGAGCAATCTTGTGCCCAACTGAAACGAGAACTCATTCGTGTTAATATCACGATTGAGACTGATGAAGATGACCTGATTGGTGGTTTCCGACTCGTGAATGGTGAGACTGTGTGGCACAATGGTCCTGTTGTGGAAGCAATGGAACGTGGTGCAATTCTTCTGCTTGATGAGATTGACCTGGCATCTAATAAGATTATGTGCCTGCAATCTGTCCTGGAAGGCAAAGGTGTCTTTCTGAAGAAGATTGGTAAGCACGTTGTTCCTAAAGCAGGTTTCAATGTGATTGCAACTGCAAACACCAAAGGTAAAGGTTCTGATGATGGACGTTTCATTGGCACCAATGTGTTGAATGAAGCATTCCTGGAACGATTCCCGATTACCTTTGAGCAGGATTATCCTACTCTTGCTACGGAGACTAAAATCTTGACAAAGGTTGCAGAATCACTTAACATTCCTATGATTGGTGAGCATACTGATTTCGTCAAACACCTTTGTACTTGGTCTGAGATTATTCGTAAGACCTTTAATGATGGTGGTATTGATGAAGTCATCAGCACTCGTCGTCTTGTTCATATCATCAAGGCATATTCTATCTTCGGTAAGAAGGACAAAGCAATCAAGGTTTGTCTGAATCGTTTTGATGATGAAACTAAAACAACTTTCATTGAGTTGTACGATAAGATTGATGCTGAATTTCAGCAAAATCAAACGCAAGATGCTCCTTTTTGAGGGCATCTTGCCTATATAAGAACAAATCCTCTAATCCCCCACTGATTCCTATGACTTCACTTTTTTTGGAAAAAGATTCGGATACAATCTATGAAGATTTTCAAGATATAACTGAAGACAATCAAGAGGAAGAATATAGAGAAGATAGAATGGATCAAATGATTTCTAAGTATGGTTGATAGGAGGTCTTATGATTCAAGAAATGGAAGAGATTATTAAAAACAATCATATAGAAGACCTTAAAGAGTTTGCCACTTATCTTGGTATAGATTTTGAAGATTACTTGGAGTTTTTGCATCCAGATGTTGATTTTGATGATTACTCAAGATGACACAAGAACACGAAATTGACGGATATGTCAGTCCGAATAGGATGTGGGCAGCAGTTCCTTGGGTAAATGGAAAATACATTTCCATTTATAATGGGCAACAAATCTGTGTCCATCATAGTTTAGAAACTGCTAAAAAATTTATTCAAAGAGAAACCAGAAAAAGAAAATGATTTTATCTATTGATGAAATAAAACAAGAAGATGACTTGGTTTTTGTAAGAGCAGTTGTAGAAGACGTTGTGCAAACTTATTCTCAGACATATTATGAACCTGCAGAATATGGTCCAGCATTATGTGAGGCATCATTTTATCTGGATGAAGATGATGAACTCCCAAAAATTGAAGAAAAACTTTTAGAATACTTAAATAGTTTGGACATTTCTTGGGAAGTTCTTCCTAAAGATTGGGATTATTAAAATAAAAATTGTTTCATCGCATAAATGAATTACTATTACGTTTCTTTCATCATATTTGCAATAGTTGCCTATCTTATAGTAACAGATAATAGTATTGCTACTGCTTTTAATTATGCGATGAAATTGATTCGTTTTGATTTTGAAAAAATTAAATGGTGGATACGATATTCTCCTGATAATTTGATTGTTCGTTGGATGATTCATAGAAGGTCTATGAAGATGGCAAAGGAACTTATGAAAGAGTTTGATGAAAAAGAAAAAAAGTGATATAATTAGTATTGTGTTTATTCACAAACATTATGTCTAGAACTCATCGCAATCTTGAAGGAATGCATAGCGGGGCACTTAGATTTCCGCATACATTTAATGAAATCCGTCAATTAGATGGAGTATTACACGAAGAGGACTTGGAGGGTCTTCCCATTTCAGGTTTAAATCATATGAGAGCAAGGGAGCATAACTTGCCGACTGCTTGGAATGACAAAGTTGTGAGTGGATATTATCAGCAGGACTATTAGTACAGTAAACACTGTTCGGGCACCTCTTAGGTGCCTTTTTTATAGCATAAATACACTATATCTGGGATTTTATAATGCTTTCAACACAGTATCGTTTGCGTCTTGAAGCAATTTGCTTAAAAATTACACAACGTGAAGAAGTGAGTTTGGAAGATATGATATGGGCAGAAAAATTGTCAAAAGCAAATCGTACTGCAGGAACAATGCTTAGACAAGCAAGAAGAACTGCAGAAAATCCTAATATGCAAGAAGGAGACCTTGATGATTTTTTAAATCAACTTGATATTGGTGGAACTGGAAATGAAAGATTTGGTATTAGTGGATTTGATAGTGTTGATGATATTATAGACTTCTTTACTGAAGGTAGAGATAAACCAGATGATTGGCGTCAAAGGGATTAATAAATAAAAGAAAAAGTTTAAGATGAAAACCTTCCAGAATTTTTTAGAGCAAGCAGAAGAAGCACAAAAAAAAATTCTTGCGGATAAAAAACGTTCTGCTGATTATACTAAAGCACAAATTCGTGCTGGTATGAGACATAGACTACACGTTCATCGGGAGTTATCACAAAGGCAAGAAACCGAAAAAGCAAATATGATGTGAACCACTCAACAAAGTGTCCCTTGCCCTTCCCCAAAAACGGGTGAAGGGTGTTATAATATAGAGAGACCCACTCATACGTTCTAATGGCATCCAAAAAAGAAGAAACAAAACCAGATTTTCCTCACGCACAGTTTCCTATTCTTGTTATACATAAAGATGGAAAGGAATTGAAAGACACTAAAAAGTGTTACTTTCAAAATATGAATCACGCAGAGAAATACATCTCTAAGTGTAATTTTAAACAAAAAGATTATCAACTATTCATTAAACCAGGAACAAATGTGGAGACTGTGGTGCAAGGCACTG